TTTTAGTAGAGCTTGATGCTCATCAGCAAGAGAGGCTTTCCGCTGGGAAAGGTCTTGTTGATTGGTGTCATTATCGTCTTCATTATCATTGACAGTATTATCGTCGTTTTGATCAGCCATAGTTATAATATTTCCTTTTGCACAGCATTGAATAGAGAACTAAAGGTACAACAATAGTTCGTTAGTCTATGGTATTATAGTTATTAGTGACTCTTCTGGGTGCGCCGACCGCACAGGCGATCTCGCGGGCTAAGCCCTGTAAGCGTGAAGAGTCTTGTTTTTATTCTTTAGTCTTTTTCTCAACAGGAGCTTTTTCAACCACTGGTTTAGGAGCTTCTACTTCTAGAGAGTTGACAATTGTTTGTAGTTTACGCCATTGACCTGAGTTGGGGCCTTCGATAGCGACACCAGCAGCAAAATCAGCAAACCACTCTTTAAATTCTTTTGTTTTCATTTTTTATACCTATATTGAGGAGGCTGGTATGTAAAATCACAAGAAGAACAAACAAAAAAGCCTTCTCGATGATTCCATACAGTTATTTCTTTTATCTTTCCTTCTTTACAGGAAGGACAAAGGCAACCGGGGTACAAGGAGTAATCACGAGTCATAAGTCACCTCAAGAAAAAGAAAGGAAAGTGAGGGAGGAGCAGAAGCATAAGCTCCCGCCCCCATAAGGTTTTCAACCCCCTCTTCTTTATAGCTAAGAGGTGGTTACTCTGCAGCTAGAGCATTCAACTGAGCTAAACCGAGAAGGAAATAAGCTGTTTCGCGAGTCATGTTACCTGAGCGAACAAGCATTTCATCGTCTTTAGTTACAGAAATAACAAGTAGTTCTTCTACAGTATCTTTCATGTCAACTAGTTGAGCGATAACTTCCTCAATCTCAGCACGATCTGTTGTAGTGTTGACGGGTTGCTTATTAAAAATTGATACAATCTTATCAGTCATTATGGTTATTCCCTGTAAAATTCATTATGTTGTTGTTTAGCTTCTTTTTGGTATACTAAATAAGCTTCTTCTAAATCATTAAAATAACCTAAATGCTTTTTTCCAATACGTACTCGCCATTTAAAATGGTATTTACTCCAATTAACACCTTTAAATCCTGAAGTATTATTCGATTGTTTTTCCCTGTTATAGCTATTTTCCTTAATAGTAGCTAGTCTCAAATTAGAAATATTGTTATTTTTTCTATTTCCATCAATATGATCAATTTGCAAATTATAAGGAATAAGACCATTAAACATTTCATAAATAACCCTATGAACTAAAAAGTATTTACCTTCTAAGCAAACCTTTAGGTAGCCTGAGCTATTTGTACTTGTGATTTCTTGACCTATTTTAATTTTTCTTTTTGCAATTTTCCAAAATAGTTTACCTTCTTTATATTCAAAAAATTTATTCCAATCCATTTTGTTCTTTCTGTATCAGGGTCCCCAACCAAAATAACCATAGCCTACTTTTAAAGGTGCAGTAATTTCTTCTGGATTAAATTGAGGATCAAACCAGCCAAGACTTTCCATCTCTCTTAAGTATTTGTAGTAAAGATCATCAGGTAAGCCTTCTTTTCTCATTAAATCTAAAGTTTCTTTAACTTTAGGATATTTAGAAAAACGCTTGTAGATTTCTCTTACTTCTACAAGTAAAGGTTCAATCTCATTAATGTTTAGCGCAGCCGCATCATGAATCGTTGAAGTTGGAGTCCCAGACTTACGACCCCATAGATGGATTTGTCTAACAACACTAGCATCATCTGCGTGAGTACCGTTAACACCTAGACCAAGTCGAACATCGCCTACTTGCCCTTTACCTAATAGCTTACCATCTTCAGCATTCATTTGATAAATGTTGCGAATGTAGCGTTTAGATTGGGGATCATAAAACCGGATCTCTTGTTGGATCTTAGGTCTATAGTCTTGATATAAGACTTTACCATCAAAAGTAACCCAAGGTATTCTAACTTTCTTAGTAGCCCTTGCGTAGTCTTGCCCTAATCTTTTCCATACATCAATATAAGTATCAGTAACTGGTGCTCTTTCTGCTAGTTTCTCAGACATAATAGCAGCAATTCTTTTGAAGTGGTCAGGGCCTACTTGAGGGCCTCTCCTATTTGAGTACTTGTAAACAAAGTCAGCAAGATCTGGGTGGAACTCCGCGGCTTCAGCAAGTAATGCATCGCTAACAGCTTTATCAGGATTGTTAGCAATTTCAAGGACTTCTTTCTTTAATGCTAAGAGGTCAGCTTGCGTGTCTGTTGCACCTAAAGATTTAGCTTCTTTGATTTTGACGTCGATTTGTTTAGTCAAAGCTAAGTATTCTGCTCTAGTAGTAACAAGAACATCTTGCTTACGAAGTACTTTTGACAACTCAAGAGCAACTCGAGCTGCTTGTCCTGCTTTACCTGCACCATACAGTGAGATCATAACTTGATACTTTGCAGCTTTGTTAATGTCTTCCCAAGTCAAATTAAGGTTTAATTCTTGCATCAAATCTTGGAAACGAGGGTCACTAACTGTATCCTGAGCAACAAGGTCATAGATTCTGTTTTTCTTAGTAGACTGCAGTACGTTAGAAGTAATAGCAGCACCACGGTCACCTGTAGCAAGAGCAATCATTTGTAAGCCTGAAGCAGAAGCGTCAGCTTCACCAAGTAATTTAGACTTGTAAGTCTTTAATTTTGCAGAAGTAAAATCACCACCTGTATGCTTATGAATACGATAGTACTCAAGACTAAAGCGAGCAATCTTAGCTACTTCAGCGGCATCTGTAGACTGAATTAGAGGATGTTCAAGGAACTCTCTAATACGACGTTCTCTTTGAGTTTTTGCGCTAAGTAGTTGTCCTATCTCAAGAATAAATTTTTCATTACGCTTGAAGATAGATAGTCTGCCAGCATCAGTAAGTGCTTCAGTACCTGGACCTATAACAGCTGCCATTTGAATACGTAGCTGGTTTAAGCCTTGAGGAGTCATTGAAACAGCATGAGCTGTGTTTAAGAAAGGACGAACTACTTCACCACCAGTAGGTGTTAAGTACCCATTATAATATACGCGGCCACGACCGTCAATACGGGCATGTACGGTGAAAGCCTTTCCATTGGCCCGATAGTACCTGATAGTTTCCATAAGACCATATCCTTGGTCTCCTCGCCTGATAATTTCTTCACGAAAGCCGTTAATTGAGTCATAGTAAGCCGCTTTACCTCTCTGGTCTTTAAATCTAACTAAATCATCCATAAAGCTAGTAAACTCATCGTCTACTTCATAACGGAAAGACATTGTGTGGTTTAACATATCGGCGAAATCGCCATCAATTTGTTTTTCATCAAATTTAGAAAAAGCTGAACGAGTTACAACAGGAACACCAGTATCACGGCCACGAGCGTCTACATAAGTCTTTTTACCTGGAACGACAAAATATTTGTTTTCAGGACGGTCTACACCTAAGCGATTAGATAACTCAATACGACGATTGTAGTCTTGTAGCTTGAGCATAACAGGATCAACAACTTGAACTTCTCTTGAGACAGTATCTTTCCAATTACCTGAAGCACGACCTGTGTCTAAGTCTGTTGTAGCTCTGCGAGTAACACCACGAGAGTTTACTCTAATCAGCCCTTGTTGACGAAACAACTCAAGAATTTTTGATCCCTGCTCGTGATAGTCTTCAAGAGAAGAACCGAAGATAGGGTAGATAGGACTCCAAGTAGATTTTAGCTCTTTACCTAAGCTAATAGCTAGAGAGTCATAGTCTGTAGTAGTACCTTCCGCAATTACCGCCATTAAACGAGACATAGAACGAGTGACGTCACCTTCGATAGGTTCAGTTAGTTTTTGGATAAATAAACGTTCTAAGGTTAAAGAGCGTCTAAGCTTATAAAAGAATTCTAAGTCTACAATAGAACGATACTCTTCACGGATAGTTCTTGTGATAAAGTCAACGAAGCCTTCTTCTTTAATTTCAAGAAACATAGTTAGCCAATCAGGAGTAACTTTCTTCTTTAAGTACTTTTTAACAATTTTAGAAAATTTGTCTGGAGTTTTACCGAAACGAGTATAAAAACCAATAGGATCATCTTTATAAAAAATAGAGCGAATAGAGCGTTTAATAAAGCTGTCTTTAAGAGTTTCAAACAAACCCTCTGGCTTTTCGTTAGGACCGAAGAAATAAGAAGTCCAAGGAGCTTTACCACGATAATAGACACTGCGAGCTAGCTTGATACCTTCAGTTGAAGCCCAGTCTTTCACATAACGTTCGTATTCTAACTTCTCTTTATGTAGCTTAGAGATAGCTAGTGTTTGACCCTGAATCATTACTGCAGGTTCGTTAGGATCTCCCTTGAAACCAAGGAACAGCTCTGAGCGAGCACGTGAACGACGATCTAGTAACCTTGAAACGTTTACCGTAGAAAAGTTCATTTCTGCTCGAACGGTAGCTACAAAATTTTCCCAAGGTTCTGGGTTCTTTTGATAGCGTTCAAATAGAACACGAAGGTTTTCTACTACTACTGTTTGTTGGTTTACAGACACTCGATCTTCAAGACTGTTAGTAAAGTCTTCAATGAACTGTTTTTGATTACGATCGAGTAACTTAGACTCTTTCATATAGTCAATACGTTCACGAAGAAGCGTGAAATCAGGATCGTAGTAAAGAGTAGAACGTACTTCTCCTGTAAAAGGATCAAAGGTTTGATTGCGAGGATCAAATTCATTGTTGGCTTGGGAACGAACACCACGCTTACCACCGATACTAGTACCACGAAAGTCTGTTAAACTAATCGCTGAGTTACCGTTTAAAGTATCCGCAACAATAAGATCAGCAAGATCTTTTTGTACTTGCGATGAACGAACAATTTGGAAAGGTCTAGCAACATTAAGGAAAGCAGCTTGAGGATCTTTGTCACGAAGAGAAACAGGACTGAAGAAAGTAAGTAAGTTGTCCTTAACACGTACAGCACTAATGTCTAGAGGACGTCCTAAGTTGCTAAAGAAATCTGTTAAGCCAAGAGCACCTCTTTCGAAGAGAGCTACTCGTTCTTCTGAGCCTAACTTGTCTAACTTTGTTGCCATAGGTTGACGGATCAACCACTCGCTAAAGGTTTCCTTGATAGGTAGAGCACCTGAAAGAGTGTTATCAGCTACAGCAGCTAGCTTTTCTTTGTTTAGTCTGTCACTTGTAGAGCGAGCGATTTCTTTCTTAGACTTTAGTACAGGAACAAGAACAGAACGGCAACGCCAGTGTAACGGAGGACGAACTTTTACGTTGTCTGCTGACTGGAACAAATTGTCATAACGAGAACAGATTTCGCTAGTGCGAGAGTCGAGGATAGCTGTAAAGACATAACCAGAGTAAACTTCTTTGTTTGCTTCAAGTACTTTTTGCTTGACAAGGTTGTCAGCTTGAGTCATGTGAGTAGTAACAAGAGTTTTAGCTTGGTTGTCAGTTAGTTTTGTAGTCTGTAGTACTTTCTTGATGATATCTTCTTCGACTTCACCTGCAGCGATGCCTCTACGAATTGTAAGATTAATACGTGTTAGCTCTGCACCACCTACGTTCTCAAAACTCTTTACCATAGTAGGGTGAGACTTGTTCTCGTTAAAGAGTTTGAGAGGTTGGCTAGTGATCTCTCTAGCAAGTTGTCCGCGGTTAACCGAGTTTACGCTATAAAAGTCACCAACAGAGCGTCTAAGGTTGTTAGTTTGGAAGTCTAACTCTGCTCCGATAAAGTCAGAAACAGCATTAGAGCCTAGTGCGTGAAGCTCTTGGACATGCCTTGTAACCTCACGCTCTAGTGCTAGCCGATCTCTTAAGTCTTTTCCAAGAATTTTCTTTAGAAAGCCACGGTGACGGTTAGAAGCTTTATCGATAAGTAAGTTTGCAGCATCTTGATAACGTCTAATTGTGAGCAAGTGCTCAATTTGTCTGTCAAATAATTCTTGGGTTAGACTCATTTTACCTCCTAAGCTTTACCAAGGTAAGCCCGTTAGTGTAATTGGATTTTTCTTATGTTCAATATCTAGTGTTAAAGCTTTTTCAGTCTCTTCTTTATTTACTGTACGCCAAACCCAGCCTAAAACTTGCTCTTGAGTAAGTTCAGAAAAAGGTGTAAAGTCAGAAGAATCAGGTTGAGGGCTAAATCCTTTAGCTCCGTAAGTAGCAGAGGAATACTCTCCTTCAGTAGCTGTAGCTCGCCAATGAGCAACAGTTACACCGTCATTAATAGCATTACGCTCTAGATGCTCAATTGTCCAAACGATATCAGTCATTTTTCTTTTCCAAAGATTCTGTAAGCATTTTCATGAAAGCTTCACGGCCTACTTGCAGCTGGTCTAAGTTAAACTGCGTAGAGCCGATTTTACGATCTAGGTCAGCTACATGGTTAATGATAACTTTTTGTTGATCAGTAAGCTGGTCTTCAGTGTACTCTACGTTATTAATAGTGATGGTTTGTGGTTGTTTCTTTTCCATCTTTTTAATCCTTTTCATAATATATTGTTGTTTTACCAAGGTAAAGGTTTTTGTAATAGAGAATTCTCACGAATAAAATTAATTTTATGATCAAGACTGTTATATACTTGTTTTACTAAATCGATATCTCCTATCATTTCAACATCAAAACTTAGCAAATAATTTTTTATCCAAGAAATTATTTGTTCTTCTGTAAGTTCTTCATAGTTTGTAAAACTTTCTGTGGGTGAGTTAAGTGTTGCCCAAAGTAACACTTCAGAGGTAAGGTTATCTTCTGAAACAGCTACTATTTTATAGTTTACTCCTTTTACAACATTTACTAGCGAGTTTTCTTGAGGAGTAACTTCGAGAGATAAGATTTTCCATGTATAAGTATTCATAATTTTCCTTTTTATTAATGGATAACAAATGGGCGATAACCAGACATAGTAGTACCAGTAAAGTTAACAGTCGCAGCAGTTGTTAGAGAAGCAGGAGTAATATTTAAACGATAGAATAAACGCACTACATCAACAGTACTAGCTGCAAACGAGTCAAGAGTAGGAGTAACCCCACCTATTGTTGTTGTCATCGTGTTAGAAGAAAGGTTAGATCTACTTGTGCTGGCTAGACCTAGGATAACGGAAGGACTTCCAGTGTACGCAACCGCTTGTGACGGGTATGCTGCTGTAGAAACTTCTGTGCCAAGAAAAGCGATAGTAGGATCTTGAAAATAATCTGGACTACGACGAAATACAACAATACGATTGTTAGCGGCTGCTATGCTAGTACCACTAAGGGTATTAGTTCCAGGTAAAAAGTTTATAGACTGTTGAGAATGTACAAATCTGTTAATTTGAGGGCTAAAAGCCATAAATTGCCTTTTCACTACCGCTGTACCTGGTATTGTTGAAAATAGGGTTGCGTTTGGAGCAGGCGCATTGAAAATCTGATGATGTAAAATAAAAACAGCATCACCAGCACGTATACCTGCAGGGTAAGTTGCACTAGTTGCAGTTGTTAAAATAATTCTGCTCCAAGTAGTTGCAGATTTATCTACACCAGCAGACTTACCTCTTAAGTTGTTCATACTAATTGCTCCTGAAGCTACACCAGCAAGAGTTCTAACGTTTGTTTGGTTTAGGCTAATAGTAGTAGTAGTAGCTAAGCTTAACTCAGTGTTAACCTGAGACATAGAAATTTGTCCTGTAGGTAAAACCATGTTATTCTCCTAGCTTAGCTTTTAGCTCGTTAATTTGTTGTTGTTGTTCTTTGATAGCCTCGATTAACAAGGGTACAAGACGTTCATAACGAACAGTCAAGTAACGCTCGTCAATAGGAGCTGGAGCAACTACTTCAGGCATAACAGCTTGTACTTCTTGAGCAGAAACACCTACTTCTTGTTTTACTTCATACCCAAGAGCTTGCGCTACTGAGTTTGCTTCATAGTAAAAGCCAGACAAAGACAAGACTTTTTCTAGAGCGTTATCAATTACACCTAGCTTAGTTTTAAGCCTGTCATCAGAGTAATAGGCTGTAACGTTGTTAGTAGCTCTAATTTCACCAGCAGTGCCAGAAGCTGCAGTACCAACACCAAGACTATTTACTTGGTAGTTGTTTGCAGTGTTAAGTGCGTTTGCTGTTGTAGCAGTAGTAGCTGTACCTGTAGTGTTTTGGTTAAAGGTAGGCCAAGTTTGACCAGCTGCAAAGGTAATTGCACCAGTCATAGTACCACCTGCTAGAGGTAGCTTAGTAGCATCTGTGGTAGTATCTGTGTCAACCCAAGGAACGTTAACAACAGCTTGACCTGCAGAGTTAACTTGAACTCCATAGGTTCTGCTAGCAGTTGCTGAAACAGCGTTAGCTGCAACAGACTGCACTGTATCTGAAAAGAGTTCTACACCACCAAGAGCAGTGGAAGTAGCGGCAGGCAGGGTGTAGTTATTAGCTCCGCTAGCGATACCATCGAGCTTAATACGATCAGCCCCACCAGAAGCTAAAGCTGTAGCTGTAGCAGCGTTACCCGTTACGTCAATACCCCAAGAGCCAGAAGCACCTCCGCCAGTCTTGGTCGGGGCGTCATTCGCGATCTCAGCATTGACATAAGCTGTAGTAGCAATCTGCGTAGTGTTAGTGCCTACAGCAGCAGTCGGAGCCGTAGGGGTGCCCGTGAGTGCGGGGGAAGCCAGAGGGGCTTTAGCATCAAGCTGCGTCTGGATGGCGGAAGTGACACCATCAACGAAGTTCAGCTCTGCAGCGGTAGCGGTGATCGCCGTGCCGCCGATAGCCAGACCGTCAGCGTTTACGTACCCAAAGACGTCGAGGCTGAAGCTCCCGGGGTCCTTGAGGACACCGACAGAGCCGCCAAGCCTCACGTCTCCCGAAACGTCTAACCTATAGAACGGTGTGGCTGTGCCAATGCCGACGTATCCATCAGAAGACTTAATCGTTATGCGATCAGCACCATTTGTTCTCAGTATCAAATCGTTAGATGATTCTGCGCCAATAAAAACTTGACCGTTCCAAGCTCTAAATCTAGCGTCAACTGTGTTATCTGATGACCTAAGAACTAAACCACCAATTCTATTTGTTGCTGTACCTTTTATTTCAATCACAGGACCGGAGTTTGGATCATGCAAAGGAGCAGTTGTCCCAATACCTACACTGCCATCCTTGTCGATGGTGAAGCGGTCAGCAGTGGTGCCGGAGGCATTGCGGGTCTGGATGTAGAAGTTCGTCGGGAGTTGGCCCGAGGTGATCGAACTGTCCACGCGGTAGCCAAGTTGGCCGTAGGTAATGGTGGGTGTCTCTACGCCGCCGTCAATGTAGCTGGAAGCAAAGAACAGGGTGGAGAGGTTGTTCCCGGACGTGAAGATAGTCTGGGAGCGACCGCCGAGGAACAGGGTAGCTGGGAAAATCGTTAGGTTTCGCGGTGACAGAGACGAAACGCCGATAGATAGATTCCCCGAGAACTGGGCGTTAGTCTGAAGGAGGTTTAAAGCTGTTCTGGGCGGCGCTGTTGCGTTTCCAGTGCCAACACCAAACATCATAGATCCGGTAGATGTCCCATTGATTGACGATATCGTCTGGATATAGCCTCTGGGGCCAATATTAGTGATAGCACCGCCAAATTCAATCACACCAAAAGGGATGCTTCGGTCGAAAGAAGTTGTCGAGTTTCCCAGACGTGTCGTTATCGGCTCAGTGACATAGCTTCTGTTGATACCAAAAGTCCCCGTTAGATCGGTATCTAAGATGTAGGTTCCAACACCGCCCGTTCCAGTGCCAAGCGCGGTGATGCGGACTCGACCAGTTGATGAGTTCACATACTGCCCGACAGCCAAAGTACCGCTGGTGACTGCGGTCACGTCCATCGTGGTTCCCGTTATCGTGGACGAAAAGATGCAGGCGGTAGAGGTATTGCCGGAGATTTCTGTCTTGACTGCAGGGGTAGTCGTTCCAACGCCAAGATTACCATTACCAACTATTAGTCCATTTTTAACTATAAAGTCTTTGTCTGCCACAGTTCAATCTCCCTTGTGGTGTTGTTGTTTTTAAAAATTTTTAATTTTCTACGATTTGAACGCCATTTGCGGGTCTAATGATATTATAGTCAATTAACCCATCGTATACAAATCCAAGAGTCATTGGTGCAAACCTGTCATACTCTATTATATCTGCGAAAAAGTCTAGTTCAGACTGTATAGGTGTTTCTACTATTTCTGCCATTTTTATGCCGTCTGTCCTGTGTTCACCACAAATCCGGCAGTTTTATTACCAGAGGCTTGTGCAGAAGAAATTGCATTGAAGTAGGTATAAGTATCACCATTAATGATCATAGTGTCTCCGGTTGTACCAGCACTGCCTCGTGTAAACCAAACATCACTGATGCCGGTGATCCAACAAGTTGGTAGTCCATAACCGAATCCTTGGAACAACATTGGCTTCACAATATTTCTTGTAGCCCCAGTTGCCGATAATGTTGCTGACATTCTAGATGACCAGATAAAAGGTTGTTGTGCTAAAGAAGCAGCCGCGGCGATGCCGCCTTCGCTTGGGCCTCCAAAACTTAGAACACCGTAGTTTATATTAGTATTAGGGTCAGTAAAGTTGAATGTTTCAAAAGTATGAGTATTTCCAGCTCCAGCAACTGAAACTGTACCGTTTATTTGAATTCCTCCAAGTGTGCCTGGGCCAGAAGATCCCGGACCATAAGTATTTGCTCCGATATTAAGTTGACAAAATGGTGCTGTACTATAAAACTCGTGTAATTCTGATGCACTATGTTCAAATACACCATGGTACTTTAGACCTTCTCTTACTATCAATACAAATCTTGGAGTTGCAATAAGGTGAAAGGTTTGGTTTGCAGCGTTACTAAAGGCATTCTGAGCATCGCTTATCAATGCTGTTGCAAACGCATCAGTAGTCGCATATCCATGCGAACCTCTATTTGTAATTGTAGTAGTTACTACGTTTGAAGCACCTGCTAACCAAAATCCTCCATATGTAGTAGTATCACTGTATGTCATGTTTATAACAGCAAACTTTTCTTTTCCAGCTGGGGCAAGACATGGAGACTTCATAGCCCACCACTGGTATGATGTTGCCGCTGGGACTGAGCCACTTCCTAAAGCAGCTCCATCTAAACTACTATGAACATATGTCCATCCTGCTGGAGTATTGTCTACAATAACACTTGATGTGTTACTAAATCCACTACCACTTAGGTTAGCTAAAGATGGAGTTGCAGAAGTACATAGAGCCACAATATCTCTAATTAGGCGTGATGGTATAACTGCAGCACCGCTTGTTACTAATTTTGCGTACATGTTATAAAATCTCCATTCTTGAGTCTACTGGAGTATACTCAGGATCAAGTGACATAAAATATAAAATACCTTGTACACCAAATGTTTTAATACTTGTTGCAGCTACTTGTTCGAGTTCACTTAAACTTCCATTAAAAACGTATACAGTCGGTGCTGTTTCGTTGTTTCCCTGAAACTGGTTCATTATTTCTTCTTTTGTCATTTTATTTATCCGTAAAAGGTTATTACAACGTTTAGCCCTGTACCAGGACGTATAGTTCCTATACCAGTAATATCAATAAACACAGTATCAGTGTTTAGTATGTTAAGTGCTGTAGCATATGTACTAGAAGTATTTCCGCTTGTAATTGAGTATGTTCCTAAAGTTGATGAAACATTTGATGAGTCAACTTTTCTTAAATTAATGTCAATTGAGCCACCTGCTGGTGCAGCTATTGCAGTTCTTGCGCCTCTTGCATCAGTAACTTCTAAATAAATTTGAGATATTAAATTTGCTGCTCGAGTAAATACAGCTTTATTGCCTGTAAGTTTTACAACTGGTCGCCCAGCTGCAGATAAGGCAATTCTAGAAGTTTTAGGTTTGATACCAGCGGCTACGCTTGAAAGAGGTGCGCCTGTAACATTGTTAATATTTGTATAAGCTGTTCCGGTAGTATTATCTAAAAGAAATTTACGAGTTCTTCTTGCCATTGTTAAACCTCTATTACCTGAACTGAAGCTTTCCAACTAATCGTATGACCAGTCACTCCTGTTACGTAAATATTTATGGAATTGTTTGTATCATCAGCTCTAGCATCAACTAAATATCCCGTATTTGTTCTTGCTACAATAATTTCATAAGCAGATCCAACATCAGTTACTACTCCGCTACTATTTGCTGCTACCCCTTTAAGTTCAAACATAGCATAATCACCAGGAGTATCTGTTCTCCGAGCAGCAATAGTTACTAAATAGCTTATAGCTTTATTTGTTGCTACAGGAATTCGAGTTAAACCGTCAATAAGCAGTTCTGTTTCAGTAGAATTTGTTGTAGTACCTGTCAGGGAATACTGGTTAGAAAAGCTGCTTGAGCCTCCACCACCTACCGAAGAAATAATGCCGTTACTAATTGCAATAGTAGTTCCGTCAACTTTAACACCACCAAGAACAGTTGTACTAGCTGTTGGAATAGTTCCCCCTACAGCACCACCTTCAAGTACATCAATTCTTGCAAAGGTTACTGTAGTATTTGTGTTTACCGGAGTTGCAAGTAGTCTAACATTTCCTCCGCTAATATTTGCATTAAAGGAAATAAGGCTTGATCCTGAGTAAATAGTTGCATATTCAGTTACGTAACAAGCAGTACCATCCTGTATTAATAAAATTTCTGTAGCATGATATGAGCTTGCTGTTGTTGCTTCTACATAATATTTTGTAGTTTTTACTGCTGTAACTAAAAAGCTATCTATAATTTGATCTGCAGTAGTTGTTGATAGCGTTACTTTTCCAGTTGCATATGAGCTTGCAGTACTTTGACTTGTGGTATTCTTCCAAAGACCTGAAGAAGTTTCATAAGCTAAAACTTGGCCATTAGTAGGGCTAGAGATAAGGACATCATGAATTTCATTTAACTCAAAACCATTCTGCACATGAGCAAGAATACGGCCTGAGCTAGCATTAGCCTTAACTACCCAACCAAGAGAAACTAAGTGAGCAGGAGCAACAGGCTTAGTCTGAGTAATAGACCCTGCTGTTGATCCTAAGTAAACAGGACCCCCTTCAGTTAAACCAAGAGTATTTAGGTTGTAAACTAAACCTTCTGTGGTTACTGTTCCTTCTGCTCCATTGAGAATGTCTGCAACAACAAAACCAATAGTCTTGCTGGAAGTAGCTTCAGAAGAGTTGCTAGCAAGCGCAATACTTGGTCTTTGTCCTTGTGCTCCGTTGATATAAACAACAGAGCCTTTAGTAATTGTAGCGCCAGTACCGTTGTATACAGTTAACTGCTGTACTTCTACAGAGCCGAACTCGATGATGTTACCGTTGCCATCTTTTGAGAATAGTTTTTTGTCGACAAGGTTGATAGCAAGCTCGCCAACTTCAAGATCAGTCGTTAGCGGTACTTTTTCAGCAACGCTAGACTTCTTGTGAATAATTTTAGTCGCCATATAGATGAGACCTTTCTATGTCTTAGTAAGTACCGCCGTCAAGCTTTACGTTTTGTAGTGGATAGTCACCCATGTCCCAAGCATCGTTAGCTTCATTCCAAATAAACTGTACGTTTGTATCAGTGCCACGCTCTACTTCAAAACCAGCATTTTGACTGGCTGCTCCTGTTTCGTCTGCGTTAAGAACAATGATGTTGTCGCCAATGTTAACAGTGTTTGAGTTTACAGTAGTAGTTGTACCATTAACAGTCAAGTTGCCTGTGATAATAGCATTACCACCAACGTTAAGGTTTTCTACGATGCCTACACCACCAGCTACAGTTAAAGCACCACTAGTAGTTCCAGTAGAACTTGTAGCATTAGCAATAGAAATAGCAGTTGAAGTGGTTGCACCACGACCTGTTACGGTAGCAAGAGTATCGACTTCAGCAGTTAAATAAGAGCCAGCTGGTTGAATACCTGCTTCTGCAAGAGTGTTGTTAATCCAAGCAGTACCATTCCACTTTAAGATCTCACCACTAGCATTTGATGTGATCGTAACGTTAGAAAGAGAGTCTAGAGTGTGGTTGTGAGTTGAAGTGGCAAGACCAGCTTCTGCTGCTGTTTGGTTAATCCACTTAGAGCTTGTAGAGTCCCAAGCTAGTACTTCGTTATCAGAGTTGTCAATAACAAGGACGTTTGAAAGAGAGTCAACAGTGTGGTTATGAGAGGTAGAAGATTTGCCGTCTAACTGCGTTTGAATAGCAGAGGTAACACCGTCTACATAATTTAGCTCAGTAGTAGTTAGGGTAGCGCCGTCAAGGATGTTTAGCTCTGCAGCACTAGCATTAACACCGAACTGGGTGAGAGAGGTGTAGCCTGCAGCTGCCCAAGCAGTACCGTTGTAAGCTTTTAACAAATCGTTAGCAGAATCGTACCAAAGGTCACCTTCAGCAGGAGCAGTAGGAGCAGTACCACCAACATAAGCAGAACCAATGGGTACTACAATGTTAGAATTGTTTTTAGAATAAAGTTTACGGTCAGCAAGGTTAAGTGCTACTTCACCAATTTCAAGATCGGTTGTTAGCGGCACAGCACCTGCTGTACTAGATTTTTTAAGAAGAATTTTAGTTGCCATTAGAAGTTACCCCCAGTAATGATAGTATTTGGATTATTAAGTACGTTTGTTGCAACATACTTGTTATCAGTTTCTTTAAACACAAGAAGAGAACCGTCAGTTCTATCGTCATTGTTTACATCTACCATACGAGAAGTTGTTAGCTGGTAGTTTCTAAAGGTTTGAGTAGGTAAGTCGTAAGCGATGTAGTCAGCATTTTGTAAGTTGTTAAAAATAACATCTTCAAGATGGTCTAAGTTGATTTCAGCTTCAACATCACCTGCATCGATTGTAGTGGTTACTCCTGCAGAGTTAACCGTTTGTACAATAAGGTGTTGGTTAGCATCAACATAAACATTACTAATAGTATCGCCTTTAGAACCCTGCCCTCCTGTCCTAGCAAGAGAAACTGTGTATTCTAGCTTGTCTACTTCTGTAACAAGTTCGTTTTTAGTTAGAGAAAGTTCTAACTTATTGCCTTTAGTGCTTAGTTTGTATGTCATCTTAGAACTCCGTTGGAGAATATAAGACTTCTACTAGTCCTCTGAGAGGTTTCCAAATTTGTTGTAGATTCCCTGTTCCTGTGTCTTTTACTTCTAGTTCGATATAACCATAAACAGGTTTGTCAGGGGAAGGTTGTACGTTCCAAGTAGCAATCAAGTTCTCTGGGAAAACAATCTTGAAAGTATTATCGGTTACGAGAGAATCTAAAATAGGTAGCTGAGTAATAACTCCACTAGGCTGCACAGCCGTAGGAATCTTACCATCACCAGTATTTTGAGCTTCAATGACAGTAACTTTCATCTGATAACCTGTAAGATTGGTTAGCCAGTTTAGTGTTACATCTAATTGAATCTGTTCTCCGTCAACAATACTTGCTAAGACTGCTCCATTATCAGAGATAAGATCTTGGGAAGCAGAAGTAATTTTACTGCGTGCCATGTGTGTGTCTCCTCTAACCGAGCCTCAGCTGGGTTGTGTTGTTGGGGTCCTTCATTGAGGAGAGTTATTTCTTTTTATTTCTTTTCTTCTTAGCCTCTGCAGCTACCGACAAAGCGATAGCTACAGATTGTTTCTGTGAATGACCACGTTTTTTCTCTCTACGAATATTTGAAGAAATGGTCTTTTGTGAATAACCTTTTTTAAGTGGCATTATGCAGAGTCTCCTGGAAGAACAATGCAACCAGTCTTGCTGTAGTAAACTTCAGGACTGTCAAGAAAAGTAGAAGCTTCATCAAGATCTGCTTCACAAGCTTCTTGAGTTACAAAGACCTCTTCAGTATTGTAAAAGATTTCGCAAGATTGTACTTCAGCTGAAGTGCACACTAGTAGCATTGCTAAAAACATTATATATTGTCCTCTATGTCCATGCCAGAGTTATCTTGAATCAGAGGATCTTGGCCGATCTCTTCCATACCTGCTACATCATCATAATCATTAGGAATAATATCATGCTGCTTAGCTACAGAAAGCCATACAGAACGAGGAATCAAACGATTCTGATACCATTCAGTTACTAGACGAGTCCATTCAGAACCAAGAGGTGTTGGGTTAAAGTCTGCTGATAGTTTGAATTTAAGATCTTCAACTTCTACATCTTTTCCATAACGCCATCTAATCATTAGCTTAAGAACTTCTGCCATAGTAGCAGAGAGCTTGTTGTTAAGAAGTCCTAGCTGAGCTGTGATGCTAGAGTTTCTAATTTCAAGCGCAATACCAGAGTCTCCAGTTCTTGCGTCTGGTGCTAGAATCTGAGTACCGAAACGAGACATTTCAGCTAAGGCACCTTCAATTGCACGATCCATATCTGACAAAGCATCCGTTGGAGTTTTAAAAGCATCAATTTTGTCTTGTGAGCCTAATTTAATCCAGGAGCCTAAACCAGCATTAACTACTTGTTGAAAGTCTTCGTTGCTCATGTCTGAAAACACTACAGGAGTAAAAGTAGCTGCACCATAAAGAAGATGATTACGACGAGAGATTTTGTTGTAAAGAGCAATTTCTTTGTCAATAAGAGGAGTTAGCATTGGAGCTTCGAGGGTAACTTCACCATTTAATGGGAAAATAGGGAGCTGTGTCATTGGCTCACCCCACATCATTGGAGTTAAAGGTTCACCGTCTGCAATCCAGTGGTCATTACTAAACAGCTCAGTACCAAAGAGCTGAGTCATTTTAATGTCACCGTTAATCAGGTCTACTGTAGCTTCACCTTCTTTTTTGTAGTATTGTACTCTGTAAATACCTTCTTCATCAAGATAATGATCCGCAGCAACAATGTCTAAGTTAGGATGCCACTCAGAGTCTCTATAAGTTCTGCCAATGTAACGGAAAACAATACGAGTAAGAGTTGGACGACCAGTGGATTTATCAATACCTGTTTGCCAGTTAATAACGTCCTCAGCTCTCCAAAGAACTGGATAAGGCGCAATCATTTGTTTTTGTTCAGGATCTAAATCAGTGTAGTTAGGAACCATAGGAAAGTCTACAGAAACCCAACCACGTGAAGTCGATAGCTCTTCCCAAATAGCAGCATCAAGAAAAGCAATAATTGGACGACCATCTTCCGTAAAGCGGTTACGTAGCCAAGAGGCAGCTTCTTCAGGTACTGTTTCAGGTAGCATAATTTCTGGTGGCTTACGAAGCAAACCACCTGTAAGAATCTTTGCATACTGTGAAGTTAAACCGGGTAGTTCTGCTTCAGCTACGTACCAGCGATACTGTTCTGCTGACATACGAGGACTAAAAGGTACTAGTAGGTTAGTGTAGTTAACTTGATCGAGATAACGGTCATGCTCTTTAGCATAAAGCTCTCCGTTTAGAATAGCGCGGCAACGTTTCCAGATACGAACCATAGATTCATATTCGTAAGTTGGAGTGCCAACACTAGACTTCGAAGTAAGAGTTGGTATCTGGGTCATTTAGTTCTCCTTAGAGTTATACGCTATCGTCTGATACGACTACTACAACAGCTTCTTTAATTGCTTTGGCCCAGACACGTTTAGAGCCTGCTACACCTGCACGATAGTCTGTAAGTGCACGATTAATCTCAGCATCATCCCAAGTTGCGAAATGGAGGCCGTACTGGTCTGTTGGAGCTGTGCCAGTATCTGTTACACGAACGTAAACACCGTTTAGTTTGTCTTCGTTAGTGACGATTTGCCATGTGATCTTAGTTGCATCACCGCCAGTTAGTTCAGTCCATACACCAACTGGTACATGCACTGCTGCTTGATTTCTTGCCATATTTGTTGTCCTTTATTTTTA